ATGGACTTTCCCACTTCTATTGAAGGGCTCTGCAGTGAACTGGGCATAGTTGCATGGCACTTGCAGCTAAATTGCATATTTTGCACATGCCACCTAGACATAGGCGACTTGTGTGCTTTTATGCACAATGGCTTAAAGCTTAAATGGATAAAAAGCTTTCCATATGCTGCGTGTCATAGGTGTACACTGCTACAGGCAAGAGTGCTTGCGTGGCGACACCAAACACGCGCTGCGTATGCAGTTACTGTAGAAGAAGACTGTGGACAGCCTTTAGGCAATATACAGATACGCTGTGTTGTCTGCACAGCAATATTAAGGCCAGAAGACAAGCTCCGCCACAGAGAGCATCACAGGCGGTTCATCCTAGCAGCAGGCTACTGGAGAGGACGGTGCGGCCACTGCTGGAATACAGCGCTATGATTGGGGCACAACCAACTTTAAAAGATATCATTCTGAGCGAACTGCCAGAGCCGGTAGACCTGCAATGCAATGAGGACATCGACTATGACGAAGTGGACAATAATGAAGACGTGACACAAGGCCACGCTGGGCTGTACCAAGTGTTGTGCCAGTGTTATACTTGCTACAGAGACCTGCGGTTGTTAGTGAAATGCACAGCAGAAGACGTTGACATCTTGAACAGCTTGCTGACAGGCACACTAGAAATAGTGTGCCCGTTGTGCGCTCGCGGAATGAACTAAGGGCATGGCAAGCCCTCCAGGTACTTCTAAGGGAAATGGGGCAGGGTGGCTACTAGTAGAAGCTGACGTACATAGGCCAGAGGACTGTAGCACAGATGAGGACGAGGACAGTGACCTAGAGGCACAGGGGTTTGATGTAGTGGATTTCATCAATGATAGCGAAAGCTTGGGAAGTCCCACAGAAAGAGCTGCTTTGTATAATACCCAGTGTGCAACAGAAGATGCTACTGCGCTTCAGGCACTGAAACGAAAGTATTTGAAAAGCCCATACAATAGTCCGCATGGGCATGTCATAGATGGCAATGAGGTAAATGAGCTGAGTCCACGGATATGTGCTATAAACTTAGGAAAGCCATCCCAAAAAGCTAAAAGAAGGCTATTTGAAAGACAGCAGCAAGACAGCGGGTATGGCTATTCACTCGAAGTGGAAACACAGACTACTGACGAGACACCGATACAGGTAGAGGAGGGGGCAGGGGCAGGGGACGCGACAGGGGCGTCACAGGAAAGCGGAAGTGACAGTGCAGGGGGAACGGAAACTGTGGGGGACAACACACAGACGGGTCCAGAAGGAGCAGTGTTGAAATGGTTGCAAGGCAGTAATCTGCGTGCAACACTGCTAGGTAAGTTTAAGGAGTGCTACGGGGTGGGCTTTACAGACTTAGTAAGGCAGTTTAAAAGTGACAAAACATGCTGTTGGGAGTGGGTAGTAGCAGCTTTCGGCATGCCGGTAGCTGTAGCAGAAAGCTTAAAAACAACTATACAGCCACTATGCACATATGCACACATACAAACAACAACATGTTCACTGGGGGGCGCAGTGCTGATACTAGCAAGCTTTAAAGCATCAAAAAACAGACAAACAGTCAAAAAAGCTATGGGGACCCTAATGAACATACCAGAAGACAGGATGTTAATAGAGCCCCCTAAATTGAAAAGCATGCCTGCAGCACTGTATTGGTTTAAGACAAGCATGTCAAATGTGTCAGAAGTGTTTGGGGAGCCACCAGACTGGCTGAAGCGGCAAACACAGTTAAACCATTGTTTTGAGGATGATACTTTTAATTTGTCGCACATGGTACAGTGGGCATATGACAATAAGTACACAGATGATAGCACAATAGCATATGAGTACGCATGTATAGGCGACACAGACAGTAATGCAGCAGCATTCTTGAAAAGCAACTGCCAAGCTAAGTATGTGAAAGACTGTGGAGTAATGGTACGGCATTACTTAAGGGCAGAAATGAGGAAAATGTCTATGGCAGAGTGGATAGAGCACTGCAGCAGCAAAGTAGAGGAAGATGGGGACTGGCGAACAATAGTCAGGTTTCTAAGATATCAAGGAATAGAGTTTGTGAGCTTCTGCAGGGCACTGAAAGATTTTTTAAAAGGCGTACCAAAAAGAAACTGCATAGTACTGTGTGGCCCACCAAACACAGGAAAGTCATGGTTTGGGATGAGCTTGATGACATTTTTACAAGGCAAGGTTCTCTCATATTGCAATGCAGCGAGCCACTTTTGGCTGCAACCGTTAGGGGACACAAAAATAGCTATGATAGATGATGCAACACCACAGTGCTGGGACTACATGGACACATACATGAGAAATGCATTAGACGGGAACCCTATATGTGTAGATAGGAAACACAAGGAACCTACACAGATAAAATGTCCACCACTATTGATCACATCAAACACAAACATAAAAGAGAACGACAGGTGGCGCTACTTGTGGAGCAGACACACTATGTTTATGTTTCCAAATGAAATGCCATTTACCCCACAGGGAACACCAGTGTATGAGCTTTCTAATGCAAACTGGAAGTCATTTTTTGGACGGTCCTGGGCACAGTTAGACCTTGGCGACCGGGAGGACGTGCAGGACAATGGAAGGGCTAACCAGCCGTTTAGATGCGTTGCAGGAACAGCTGATAGACTGCTATGAGGCAGACAGCAAAAACTTGGAAGACCACATACATCACTGGTCACTGCTGCGAAAAGAAAATGCATATATGTACAGGGCACGGCAGCTAGGCATGCATAAAGTAGGGCTACAAATAGTGCCTCCTCTGGCAGTGTCACAACAAAAAGCACATCAAGCTATTGAGATGCATTTAGCATTGCAAAGCTTGAATAAGTCACAATACAGAACTGAGGACTGGACACTGACAGACACTAGCCAGGAGATGTGGATGTGCCCGCCTCAAAAATGTTTCAAAAAAAGGGGGAAAAGGGTAGAGGTGTGGTTTGATGGCAGGTCAGAGAATGCAATGCAATACACACTGTGGACACATATATATGTACAACGAGAGGACGGCACGTGGACAAAAGTGGCCGGCTATGCAGAACACAAGGGGCTGTACTACCTCCAAGGCAAGGAGCGCTGTTACTATGTAGACTTTCAGCAGGAATGTGAACGGTATGGGACAACTGGGACATGGGTTGTGCAGGGTGCGGATGGGCAAAATGAAACATGTGATTCTGTGTCTAGCACATCAACCGACGCAACAACAGCAGCAGCGGCAGCGTTATCCTTTACTGGGTTTACTGGGCAATTACAGACCACGTGCAAAGCAGCAGTACCACAGCCTATCACATCAACACCAACAAAGAGACCTGCAGATACCGAGCTTGACTGTGCACCGAAAAGAGGACGACTGGGTGACACATCTCCTAAGCACAGAGGACCAGCCACACACGTTGCAGGACACAGAGCAAAATATAACAGTGGATGCAACAACAGCAGCAGGGTCAACAGTGACAATAACGGGACGGACAGTGATCATCAAGTTGCACCTGTAGTACTGCTGAAAGGTGATGCAAACTGCTTAAAGTGTCACAGGTTCAGACTGCGCAAATATTCAGAGCTGTATGTAGCTGCAAGCACCACGTGGTACTGGGCAGCAAAAACAGGGTCTGAGCGCCTTGGGCAAGCTACTGTAACTGTGTCATTTGCTAGTGAGGGACAGCGTGCACGCTTTTTAGCTAAGGTACCTATACCGTCTGGTATAACTGTTATTCAAGGGACTATGCCTATATGATCCTGTTTTTGTTTTTGTGTTCTGTTGAAGTTGTGGTTCTAGTGTCTCATTTAACTGCTTTTTTCACTACTCTGTATCCTCTAAGACATGGTAATGTTCCTGTGTTCTTAGGTGCTCCATTGGAGGGCACATCTGTGAACTATGCATACCTAGGCTGTGATGGATTGTGTTTTATATTTCTAGCATTGTTCCTGTTGATAATGTCTGCCATGCGGTATTTATTGCGTTTGTAATAAAGCAGTGTATTGCACATTGCAACACCATGACAAAAGCCCGTGCCCACCGTCGCAAGCGTGCATCTGCCACACAGATTTATCAAACATGTCGCGCTGCAGGCACGTGCCCCTCTGACGTTGTCAACAAGATTGAAAACACAACCATTGCTGACAGAATACTGCAGTGGGGCAGCTTAGGGGTGTTCTTTGGTAACTTAGGCATTAGCACAGGTGCTGGGACAGGTGGTCGCACTGGGTATATCCCTGTTGGTAGTCGCCCCCCTGTTGCAGTAGAGCCTACTGCTGTAGTTAAGCCCCCTGTTGTAATTGAAACCTCACTGCCTGCTATAGAAGCTACAGACTCTTCTATTGTCCCTTTACTTGAAGATGCTAACCTAGTAGATATTGGAGGAGGTGCTGCACCGCCATCTACTGGCGTGTACGGTGGTGAAGGTTTTCACGTAACCTCTACAGTAGATAACACACCTGCTGTGCTGCCCATAGCCCCTGCTGCCCCTGGCGCTAGCAGCAGCGTTACTGATGTCACTTTTTACAACCCTTTATTCACTGAGCCTGCTGTCTTAGATGTCCCCACTGCTGCTGAAGCTGCTGGTACATTGCAATCTACTGTAGGCACTCGTAGTGGCAGTGCGTCTGAGACCATTTCTTTGCAGACCTTTACTGTCAATGGTGCTGACCCTTACCCTTCCACTAGCACTCCTGTACGCACTGTTACACGTGGGCTCACTGGCCTGCGCTTGTATGGTCGCGATACACAACAGGTGCGTGTAGACGCCCCTGCCTTCTTCACCAGGCCTTCTCAGCTTGTCACATATGATAATCCTGTCTTTGACAGTGAGGACACAACTCTCTGGTTTGATCACCCGCCGTCTGCTAGCGCACCTGCACCAGATCCTGATTTCTTAGACATTGTAGCATTGCACAGGCCTGCTCTCACCTCCCGCAAAGGCACCGTTAGGTATAGCAGAATTGGTCAGCGTGCTACCTTGCGCACGCGCAGCGGTAAGCAGATAGGTGCTCGGGTCCATTTTTATAAAGACTTTAGTCCTATTGCTCGTGTGTCCACTAGTGAAGCATATGAGATGCAGCCATTAGTGCAGTATAGCAGTAGTGCCCATGGTGCAGAGCCATTGTATGACATATTTGCTGCCCCTGACATTGACACACCATCTGTTGCCACAAGCAGTACATCCTTATCTAGGGCTTTCCCTACTTCTGCTCCATCAGTTCCTGCCTTCTCATATTCTCCCCTTGATGTCCCTGTCGCCCCAGGTCCAGACATTGTGTTCCCAACTGCTCCTACACCTGTTTACCCTGTCCCTGGGCTTCCTTATGTGCCCCTTGCTCCTCCTGCATCTGTCACAGTAGTTTCAGGTGACTTTGTTTTACATCCCAGTTATTTTTGGAAACGCCGCAAACGTGTCTCTTATTTTTTTGCAGATGGGGTTGTGGCTGCCTAGTGAAAACAAGCTTTACCTGCCTCCTACATCAGTGTCTAGAGTTGTCAGCACTGATGAATATGTCACCAGGACTAGTTTGTTTTATTATGCTGGCACCTCTAGGTTGCTTGCTGTAGGCCATCCTTATTTCCCTGTGAAGAAAGAAGATGGAAGTATTGCTGTGCCTATGGTGTCTGGTAATCAATACAGGGTGTTTCGCGTTGCCCTGCCAGATCCTAATAAGTTTGGCCTCCCTGACACGTCACTGTATAATCCAGATAAACAACGTTTAGTATGGGCTTGCGTAGGCCTTGAAGTAGGCCGTGGGCAGCCCCTAGGCATAGGCCTCAGTGGTAATCCTCTTTTTAATAAGCTTGAAGACACTGAAAATCCTGGGCGTTACTTAACTACAGCTAGTACAGACAACAGACAGAATGTAGCTATAGATAATAAACAAACACAACTGTGTATCATTGGCTGCACACCTCCTGTAGGTGAACACTGGGGGAAAGGCAATCCGTGCGACAATGTCACTACTAAGGATGGTGACTGCCCTGCTCTTGAGCTTGTTAATTCTGTTATTCAGGACGGTGATATGATTGATACTGGCTTTGGTGCTATGGATTTTAAAACTCTACAGACTACTAAGTCTGATGTTCCGTTAGATATTTCTAATACAGTTTGCAAGTATCCTGATTACTTGAAAATGGCGTCTGAGGTTTATGGCGACTCCCTGTTCTTTTACTTGAGGCGTGAACAGCTGTTTGCACGCCATTTTTTCAGCCGCGCAGGTGTTGTAGGTGACACAGTACCTGCTGAAATGTATGTAGCAGGTACTACTGGTCAGAACCAAGCTACAATTGCTTCCTCCGTTTATGTGCCTACCCCTAGCGGGTCTATGGTAACTTCTGAAGCTCAGCTGTTTAACAAGCCGTACTGGCTGCAGCGTGCACAAGGCCACAACAATGGCATCTGCTGGGAGAATCAGCTGTTTGTTACTGTTGTCGATACCACTCGCAGCACTAACATGACATTGTCTGCTACAGCTAAGACAGAAACATCCTACAAAGCTGAGAACTTCAAGCAGTATATGCGGCACTGTGAAGAGTATGACCTGCAATTTATTTTCCAGCTTTGTGTTGTTAACCTAACACCTGAAGTTATGGCATATATTCACACAATGAACCCTGACATTCTAGATAGTTGGAATCTAGGGATACAGCCCCCTCCTACAGGGACATTAGAAGATACTTACAGGTATGTTAAGTCTGAAGCTATTAGGTGTCAAGCTAAAGTGCCCCCTAAAGAAAAAGCTGACCCGTATGATAAGTATTCATTTTGGAAGGTTGACTTAAAAGAAAAGTTCTCGTCTGATCTCGACCAGTACCCTCTTGGACGGAAGTTCCTTTTGCAGTCTGGCTTGCGTGCTAGGCCTCATGTAGCTAGGCCTCCGTCTCGCAAGCGGCCTGCTCCTGCTGCTGCACCTACGTCTTCATCCCCCCCTGTTGCTGCTGCTGCTAAACGCCGGCGTCGGTGACCTGTGTCGTGACCTATTGTCTGTGTCATCTGTGCTACTGTGTTATGTATGTTGTCTCATGTATGTGCTGTCTCATGTATGTGCTATGTAGTTGTGTATTGTCATATGTTTTTGTTCTATTTCTGTGTGACTAATACATGTGTCTGTGTTGTGTGTCTGTGTCTGTTTCTTCCGTGTGCGCTGCTGCTGCTGCAGCTTTGCTGTAGTGTCCCCTTGTAGCGTCCATTTTGTGTGCAGTGTTCTGCTACTTTCTAGAAACGCTTTTTGCAACCGTCAGCGGTCGCGGTGCCATTTAGGCGGGAAGTGACTAATCCTGCAACCAGTTTCGGTTGCTTAGTGTGCTAGGCATGTACTTGTGCAAGCACTTTCTTTGCCAAAGTAAATGCACTTAAGTAACATTTTGTGGGTTGCGTTCTGTTTGCTAACCTTTTAAAGGATTAACTTGTCATACAGAGTACAGAAAAAACAGAATGTTCTGCCAACAACACCCTTTTCGGTTGCACACTGTACTTCCTGATCTTTTCCTTATTGTTAACAACAATCACAGGATGTAATAATATAGAAGCAACCGTTTGCGGTTGCATAAGCACCGTTCCCGGTCGAGTATAAAAGAAGACCCGTACAGTGCACTACTGTGCA